GAATTATTCTTAGTTAGAGGTAATCAAAATCAATCCACCTTAGAGCATCAAGCTGACCTGCATGGTTTGTCTGTAGTTGAATCTTGGATTATAGAGGATGAAATTCATGATAAGTCTAGGAAGTATGGCATGGATTTACCTGTAGGCACTTGGATGGTTTCTATGAAAGTAAACAATGATGATGTTTGGGATAATTATGTAAAAACTGGATTAGTTTCTGGCTTTTCTATAGAAGGGTATTTTACAGACTCTGTAGATTTAAGTTCTGATGTTATTAGTGAGGATGATGCCACAGAAATTCTAGTTAAAGTTAAAGAATTTATACAATCTAAAATATAATAATGATGGCAAAGAAAAAAAGTAAGAAAGCAATTCAACCAGTTAAGCAATTTAACATACCAGAAGATGAGGCTTTAAGATTAGAAGTTAAAGTAGATAGCTTTAATAGTCAACATAAGAATAGTCTTGGATATGGAATTGATTTAGATATGTTGAAAGAAGTTTATTCTAGAGGCACTAATAGCTTAGTGAATACTCCTGAGTGGAGAGTTAATAATTTCATATTACTAGTCCGTAGCGGCAAAATCAAAAGTGATTACAATACAGATGATTATGATATGCTTCCTAATGGGCATCCTAACAGATAGATATGAAAAAGAGACAGAAATATACGTACAGCAGAAGTAGTTCCAAAGGAGGCAAGAGAGGGTGTTTATGTGCCGATGGAAAGACATATTCATCTAAATGTTGTGATGGCAGCTTACAAGCTCAAGGCATAGGAAATATAACTAGGTCTAACTTCAATCTATATCAAGAAAATGGAGGTTTATTATTACAAGAAAATAACAGTAAAATATTTATATAATGGATAAAAAAATAAGTGCATTAGATGCTGCAACTGCTCTACAAGGAACTGAATTAATTCCGATAGTACAAAGTAGCACAACAAAAAAAACTAAAGTAAGCGACATAGTTAATTATGTAGCACCTTATACTTTAACTATACAGGCTGGTACTCCTATTGATTTAGCAACCTCAACTTACGATGACGTAGAAATGATTAGGCTCAACTGGACTGGTGGAAATGGCACAATGGTTTTAACCCTGCCAGATGCAACAAGTACAAGTAGCACTAATAGAGTTATGCGGTTTATTTCAAACGGTACACTAGCAGCAGCTAAAAAAGTTCACATAACCCCTTCAGGGTCTCAAACTATAGATGGTGTAAATGCTTACTACGAAGTAAACAAATCTTACGAGGGTGTAACCTTATGGAGTGATGGAATTGAATGGTTTATTATACAAAAGAAAGCTAGTTAGAGTTACTGAAAATCTAACAGTAATCGCAGAGTCAGTTAATTAGTAAAATTATCTTAAATATGAACAACCCAAAAGCAACTAGTATTCTCAATGAGATTCTACAAAAGCTTTCTTCAGTAGTTTCTGAGCAAGAGTCTGTGCAAACAGAGAATTTGTCAGAAGATGTACAAGAAGAAGTTTTAGCAGAAGCTCAGGAAGAATCACAAGAAGTTTCTGAAGAAGTAGTTGAAGCTGCATCTGAAGAAGGAGAAGATGTTTTGGCTGAGGAATCGGTTGAAGCTGAGTTAAGTGGTGCTTACGTTACGGAAGAAGCATTTACATCTAAGGTTTTAGAAATGGAAGCTCAATTAGCTGAAATGAAGACTTTAATCGAGGTGGAAATGAGTTCGCAGAAGAAAGAGAAAGAAGAATTGTCTGCGCAAGTAGAGAAACTTTCTGCTGAACCTGCTGCCGAAGCGATTACGCACAATCCAGAAGCTGAAACAGAGAAGAAACCTGTTTACAACTTCGCAAACCAACGAGCTACATCCACATTGGATAGAGTATTTAATAGATTAAATAAATAAAATAAACAAACAAAATGGCTACAACTACTTCAATTACAACTAGTTACGCAGGTGAGTTTGCAGGACAATATGTTGCTGCATCTTTATTGGAAGCTAATACTCTTGCAAAAGGTGGTATTACTATCAAACCAAACGTAAAATTCAAAGAGGTTCTAAAGAAATTATCATTAGATGGTATCGTAAAAGATGCAACTTGTGATTTCGATGCAACTTCTACTTTAACTCTTACTGAAAGAATCTTAATTCCTGAAGAGCAACAAGTAAACCTACAAATCTGTAAGAAAGATTTTGCTTCTGACTGGGAAGCTGTACAAATGGGGTACTCTGCGTATCACAACGTACCTCCTACATTCGCTGACTTTGTATTAGGGCACATTGCTGCTAAAGTTGCAGAGCGTACTGAAAAGTCTATCTGGAATGGAGATACTGCTTCAAACGGACAATTTGATGGGTTCACTAAAAAGGTTGCTGCTGATGCAGCTCTACCTGCTGCTCAAGAAGTTGCAGGAGCTACTGTAACATCTGCAAATGTTGTTGCTGAATTAGGGAAAATAGTTGACGCTATTCCTTCTTCTTTATATGGTTCTGAAGATTTATTTATCTATGTATCTCAAAACATCGCTAGAGCTTATGTTCGTGCATTAGGAGGATTTGCTTCTATCACTCAACAAAATGTAGCTGCTGACGAAAATGTAGGAGTTGCAGGAATCGGAGGAAGCGGTATGGGCTCTCAAGGTACTATGTGGTATCAAGGAGGAGGATTAGAAATTGATGGAGTAAAAATCTTTGTTGCTAATGGATTAGCAGATAACAAAGCGATTGCTTCTTTAAAATCTAACCTATTCTTTGGAACAGGACTAGTTTCTGACCACAATGAGGTTAAATTGTTAGACATGGCAGATTTAGACGGAAGTCAAAATGCTCGTATCATCATGCGATTTACTGCAGGTGTAGAGTACGCTACAATTGAAGACGTAGTAACTTACGGAATCACTAACTCTGCTAACTAAGAGTATATAATTGTATAATTAAGGGGTGGGTGAGCCTAGAGCCTATCCACCCTTTTTTTAAACTAACTAAGTAATTAACTAACAAAAAAAATCAAATAACTATGGCTTGTAATTTAACACGCTCAAGAGCTGAAGCATGTAAAGATACGGTAGCAGGAATAAAGAAAATTTATTTCGCTGACTTCGGTACTTTAGGTGCTGTAACATTGGTGGATGATGAGGTAACTGATATGGCAGGAACTACTATAAGTTCTACAGATAACAGTCTAACCTTACACACCTATGAAGTAAAAGGTAATAACTCTTTTGAAACAACTATTAACGCTTCTCGTGAAAACGGTACTGTATTCTACGAGCAAGTACTTAATATTACTCTTAAGAAATTAACTAAAGAAGATAATAAGGAATTGAAATTATTAGCTGCAGGTAGACCTCACATTCTAGTTGTAGACCAAAATGACAATGTATTTTTAATGGGTAAAGAAAACGGGGCTGATGTAACAGCAGGTACTGTTTCTACTGGAAATGCACTTGGAGACTTTAACGGTTATAACTTAACGTTTACTGCGATGGAGAAATCTCCACCAAACTTCGTTGAAGCAACTGCATCTGCAGCTACTTTCCCGCTAGACCTTATGGCAGCTTTAACTGGAACAGTTACTATTGGCGCACCAGTAGCAGTTTAATATAGTACTTATTTCATAATTAAGGGTAGTGTAAAAGCTACCCTTTTTTTATGCCTAAAAACAAAATTAACAGTTTCAGTTATTTAGGTATGGAAATACTAACAACATCGACAAGTTCACAATCTCTAAAGATAGTTCCTCGAAAAGATGTATCATCACCAACTTTTATATTGAAAGATAAGTCTACTAGAACAGAATCTACTATAACTGTTACTAAAACGACTGATGGAGACTATATGGTGCTTTCTGCTGTGTTTTCTCTGAAAGAAGGCAGTCAATACTCATTTAAAGTTAAAGATGGCTTAGAGGAGATATATAGAGGTTTAATATTTTGCACAGACCAAACTAATTTAGATAACTATTCTGTAAATAAAGATGAATATGTTTCTGAATCTACATACAATAATGATTTTGTAATTATATAATGAAAAAGAAGCAACAAAGTAAAACAGTTAAAAGGGTACAAGATTCAATTCATGTACTTCAATTGTCATCATACAGTTCACCTCCAGTAATTGAAAACGCTAGAGAAGAATGGGTAGAGTATGGAGAAGATAATAACTACTTCCAATACCTAATAGATAGATATAATGGCTCACCAACTTCTAATGCTGCTATAAATGGCATTTCTGAAATGATTTATGGTAGAGGTATAGATGCTATTGATGATGATGCTAATCCCGCTGCTGTTGAAGATATGAAGCAGTTACTGAAAAAAGATTGCGTTAGAAGGGTTTGTTTTGACTTTAAGATGATGGGTCAAGCTGCTGTTCAAGTTATATACAGTAAAGACCGTTCAAGAATTGTACAGGTAGAGCACATACCTATTGAGACATTAAGAGCTGAAAAGGCTATGAATGGTGTTGTTAAGGGTTATTACTATCACCCTAAGTGGTCTGACATGAAGCGTGGAGATAAACCTAAAAGAATATCAGCATTTGGCTGTAGTGAGGATGGAATTGAAATTCTATATATTAGACCTTACAAGGCAGGTTTCTATTACTATTCTCCTGTAGATTATCAAGGAGGATTACAGTATGCTGAATTAGAAGAAGAAATAGCTAACTTCCATATATCTAATATACAAAATGGACTAAGCCCAAGCATGCTCATTAACTTCAATAATGGTACTCCAGAGAAAGAACAGAGAGATGAGATTGAAAGAGCTATATATGAAAAATTCAGTGGGAGCTCTAACGCAGGTCGATTTATATTAGCTTTTAACGATAGCAAGGAATTATCTGCTACAATAGAGCCTATAATATTAAACGATGCACATAAGCAATATCAGTTCCTTTCTGATGAAAGTATGCGTAAGGTTATGGTATCTCACCGCATAGTATCTCCTATGTTAGTTGGCATCAAGGATAATACAGGCTTAGGTAACAATGCACAAGAATTAGAGACTGCATCTTTATTAATGGATAATACAGTTATTAGACCTATGCAAGTTACTATACTTGATGAGTTTGAAAAAATACTAGATTATAATGAAATTAATTTAGACCTTTACTTTAAGACGCTACAGCCTCTTGAATTTTCTGATTTAACTAATGCTATGTCTGATGCCGAGATAGAGAAGGAAACAGGCGTTAAAAGCTCTGAAGTGAAGCGTGAAGAAAAGATTAACGAACAAGAAGAAGAATACTAATGGCTACAGCACTATTTATAAAAAGAGAAGACTTAGTTAAAAATACAGCTTTATCTGGGTCAGTAGATACGGATAAGTTTATTCAATTCATTAAGCTTGCTCAAGAAATACATATACGTAATTATTTAGGCTCAGACCTATACGACAAAATAAGTGCAGATATAATTGCAGATACATTAACAGGTGATTATTTATCCTTAATAAATGACTATATACAAGATATGCTTATACATTATGCAATGTCTGAATACTTGCCTTTCGCTGCATATACCATATCTAATGGTGGAGTACATAAACATAGTACTGAAAGCAGTCAGATTGCTAGTAAAACGGAAGTAGACCAATTAATTGCAAAGGAAAGAAACTACGCTGAATACTATACTAATAGATTTTTAGATTATATGAGCTTTAACGCTTCGTCTAAATTCCCAGAGTACTTTAGTAATAATAATGAGGAGACATATCCTGATAAAGATGTAAATTCTATTGGATGGGTACTGTAAGTAAAAAAAGAAATATAGGTAATTATAAGCCAAAACAAAAGAACGAAATTAGACTTTCTAGTTATCTAGTAAAGGAAAAAGATGAGTTGGGGAAAAGTGTACGAGACAAGTAATTGGGGTAAATTAGAGAACTATATACATATAGGCTTCAATAAGGTGTTTGCAATTATATCAGAACAAGTAGATTTATTTATAAGTTCTATTTCAATTCAAGTAGACACAATTTTAGAGTCAATAGATAGAACAAATTATTAAATATAAAAAATGGCATCACAGAATTTAAATGTAGGAACTAGTGCAAACGCTAACGA